AGATATGTTGATGCCGATGAGCCAGAGTTGGTAGATTCTGAAGAAGCTGAAGAACAGCCTACTCGTACATTCAGGGTGAAAGCCGCTGGAGAGGAGCGAGAAGTAACTGAAACTGAGCTTATTGAGGGCTACCAATTAGGCGCAGATTACACAAAGAAAACCCAGAAACTTGCTGAAGAACGCAAAGCGGTGGAAGCCGAAAGAGCGAAGATTCAGGAAGCGACAAAATTAAGAGACCAATACGCCCAACGACTGCAAATGATGGAGCAATTTCTCCAGCAACAGAACAAGGGTGAAAATTTGGAAGCGCTAAAGGAAGTCGACCCTATCGGTTATGCCGTGAAGGTGGCTGAACAGGCACAACGAGAGAAACAGTTAGCTATTCTGCAACAAGAACAGCAACGCATTGCACAACAGCAACAAGCGGAGCAATCTGAGCGTTTACAGCAACATCTCGCTGAAGAAAGTCAGAAACTGACTAGCCTAATTCCTGGTTACGGCGACCCTAAGTCTGGCGACCAAATCCGCAAGGATATTCGTGAGTATGCCAAGTCTATCGGTTGGAGTGACCAAGAGCTTTCAAACCTGTATGACTCTCGGGCTGTTTTGAGTCTGTATCAGGGGATGAAGTACGCCAAACTTCAGAGCAATAAACCCGCAATCGCTAAAAAGGTTGAGGCTGCTCCGAAGATGCTAAAGGCAGGTACATCAGTTCCTCGAAATGCAGAAGCAGAACAGAACAAAAAACTTCACCAGAAGTTGCGTCAATCTGGCAAAGTCCGTGATGCAGCTTTACTCTTTGAAAAATTCTTGTAAGGAATCGAAATGGCTACCTATCAAACCTACCAATCAATCGGCAATCGTGAAGACTTGTCGGATGTTATCTATAACATTTCTCCCACAGACACTCCCCTGTTGAACACCTTGGCTCGTGGCAAAGCTACCGCCGTTTACCATGAGTGGCAAACTGACAGCCTGTCAGCCGCTACTACTGCAAACGCCGCAGTTGAAGGTGCTGACGCTTCTGACGCTACCATGTCTCCCACAACCCGTTTGGGCAACTACACTCAAATCGTTCAGAAAACTATCAAGATTTCTGGCACTTTGGAGTCTGTTGACAAAGCAGGTCGTAAGAGCGAAAAAGCCTACCAATTGAGCAAGGCTTCTGCTGAGTTGAAGCGTGACATTGAAACCATCTTGACTGCCAACCAAGGCCGTTCTGCTGGTGATGCTTCTAACGCTCGTAACATGGGCGCAATGTTGTCTTGGATTAAGACCAACACCAACAAATCGTCTGGTACTACCGCAGGTGTTGACCCCACCACTATCGGTGTGTCTACCCGTACCGATGGCACTCAGCGTGCTTTCACCGAAACCATCTTGAAGGATGTGGTTCAGAAGGTTTATTCTTCTGGCGGCAACCCCAAGATTTTGATGGTTGGCCCATTCCAGAAGCAAGCAGTTTCGTCTTTTGCTGGTATCGCAGCACAGCGTTACATGGCTCCTGGCAACGAACCAACCACCATTATTGGTGCGGCTGATGTGTACATGAGCGACTTTGGTACTATGTCTGTGGTTCCTAACCGCTTCATGCGTACCCGTGACGCTCTGGTGCTTGACCCAGAATACGCAGCAGTTGCTTACTTGCGCCCATTCGCCACAAACGAATTGGCCAAGGCTGGTGACGCAGAGAAAACTCAGATTTTGGCTGAGTTGACTTTGGAAATGCGTAACGAAGCTGCTCACGGCATCGCCGCTGACTTGACCACTTCTTAATCACACGGGGGGCTAATCACCCCCCTTCTTCTATGCGCCACATAGCAACACAAAACGGAAAAGAAACCAATTTCCACGATATTGATGGGAATCAATTTATCGAGACCAAGCAGGATATTTCTGCGATTCTCGAAAGCAACAAGGCTCAATTCAACGCTATTGATGAACGAGCTAAATGGGGTGAATGGACAAAGATTGCCAGCTTGCCTAATGTTGTGATTGATGACTTGAACAAACAAGGAATCATGCGAGGTTTTGCTGTTGTGGATGAGAAAAGATTTCGGACTTTCTTAAATAACCCTGATAATCGGTTCTTCAGAACTCGACCAGGACAGATATGAAAGTAGCCATTTGCGTACCCTGCCGTGACACAGTTATGACAGGGTTTGCTTTTGACCTAGCGAAACTCTGCGCTTATGAAGGCGTGACAAGATGTGCTAAAGGTGGCTCGTTGATGATTTATCAAGTGCCTGGCACTTTGATATTCAACCAGCGTGAGCGACTTGCGGAAGAAGCACTAAAAGATGGTGCGGATGCGATTCTTTGGATTGACTCAGATATGAGATTCCCGAAGGATGCGCTTCAGATTCTTCTATCCCGTAAGTTACCCATTGTTGGGGTCAATGCGACTACCCGCCGATTCCCTGTTTTGCCGACTGCTTTGGACTACGACCAAGAAACAAAAGACTTGGTTAAGGTGACGAGCAAGGACAAGGCGGGTCTTGAGCAAGTATTGGGTTTAGGTTTTGGGATGGTTCTTATCAGAAAAGAAGTGTTCCAGAAAGTCGAAAAGCCTTGGTTTTGGTTTGAACAAACCGACAAAGGTGGGACAATTGGGGAAGATATTTACTTTTGTGTGAAAGCGTTTGACAAAGGGTTTAAGACTGTTTTAGACCACGACCTTTCTAAACACATCAGGCATATCGGAACTTACGAATATGGTTGGGATGATGTATGAGCATAGCGACTTACTCAGATTTGAAAACTAAGGTTGCCTCTTACTTGGCTCGTACAGACTTGACTAGCCAAATCGAGGATTTCGTTCGGTTCGCAGAGTTACGCTTGCGTAGAGAGTTGCGAATCCGACAAATGTTGAAATCTGTCACAACTACCACGACAGGCGGTGATTCAACTGTTGAGTTACCAAGCGACTTTCTAGAGGTTAGAGACTTTTATGTTTCTACCAATCCGATTCAGCCTTTGACTTTCTCTAGCCCTGCTATTTTTAGTCGAAACACTAAGACCACTCAGAGTGGCAAGCCATTAGATTACACAGTCTTGGCTTCAGAGTTTAAGTTGGCTCCTGTGCCTGACTCCACTTATACATTGGAACTGCTCTACTACGCAGCGCCCACATTTATGAGTGACTCAAATTCAAGTAATGTGTTCATGGCTAATGCGCCTGATGCGTTACTTTACGCCTCGTTGTTAGAGGCCGAGCCTTATTTGATGAATGATGCTCGTATTCAAACATGGGGTTCTTTGTACGACAGAGCAATCTCCACACTTTCCACATCCGATGAGAGTTCTCAATATTCGGGTGTTCCTCTTTCAATGTCTTTCGCAACGAGGTAAATCATGGCTGAAATGTCAAATTATCTAGAGAACGCTCTTATTAACGCTACCCTGCGTAATACGGGCTACACAAGCCCAACGACTGTTTATGTGGCGCTTTACACAAGCGACCCAACTGATGCTGATTCAGGTACTGAGTGCTCTGGCACTTCATACGCTCGTCAGGCTGTGACTTTCGGCGCTCCTTCTAACGGAGTTTCGACAAACTCAGCCGCTGTTGAATTCCCTCAAGCTGGTGGCTCATGGGGAACGATTACCCACATCGGTATTCGTGACGCATCGACCTCTGGTAACCTTCTGTATCACACAGCCCTAGATGCTTCTAAAACCATCGCCACGGGTGATGTGTTCAAGATTGCCTCTGGTTCTCTGAGCGTTACATTGGCGTAATGGCTGACCTGCTCCCACCTTGGTCGATAGACTCGCTTGACAACTTAAAAGCGAGTATTGACCAACTTACCCTGACGCTTGATAGTCCTCTTTATCAAACCTCGGTAACTTTGTGGGATGCGTCTGGTTCAGTTAACGCCTCGGCTACTGTCTCCGCTGATGCGATAAGAGTTCAGTTAGCAACCGCCTCGATTACAGCCTCTGCAAGCGCTTCATGTGATGCGACTAGAGTTCAGTATGCTTCGGGTGATATATCGGCTTCTAGCGCCGTTTCCTGCGATGCAACGAGGGTTCAGTTTGCTTCTGGTTCTGTTGACGCTTCTGCCGCAGTAACAGCGGCTGGAACAAGAGTTCAGTTTGGTTCTGGTGCAGTTGATGCGTCAGCTACTGTAACGGCTCAAGGAATCAGAGTTCAATTCGGTGACGCCGCCATTTCTGCTGACGCTACTGTTACCTGTTTGGGTGGCATTGTGGCTAGTGGAAGTGCGGATATATCTGCTGCGGCTACTGTGACCGCAGAGGCTATCCGAGTCCGTGAGGCTGTTGGGTCAATAACTGGAACTGCAACAGTAAGCGCCTTGGGTGGCGTGATTGCTGATGGCATGGCCCAAATCTCTTGTGAAGCAACAGTCGAGGCTAACGCTTATGGAATATTTGACTTTTCTGCGAGTATTTCTGGCGAGTCTACTGTTACTTGCAATGGGGTGCGTCTGGGCGATAATTGGTCTGACATTTCTGTTGGTGACAATACTTGGGATGATGTGTCGCAAAATAACAACACATGGACACAAATTAGCGTAAGCGATAACACATGGTCGGATGTTTCAGCCAACTCAAACACATGGTCTGAAGTGTCGCAAAATAACAACACTTGGTTAAGGCAATGATATGCAAAGAATCGCAATGGGTGAATGGCTACCCGACCAGCCTGGTCTAATCGGTGGGATTACTGTTGCATCGAATTGCTATCCCACATCTACTGGTTACGCTCCTTTTCCTCAAGAGGCTGATTTCTCTGCCGCTGCCGCTGAGAATCTCAGTTCTCTTGTGTATGTCAAGAATCAATCTGGTACTGCAAAACTCTACGCCGCAGGTCTGACAAAAATCTATTCTGTGGATTCTGTTGGTGCGCTAACTCAGGCTTGGTATCAGACAGGGACTTATTCCCAAAGCGGAAGCACGACTTTGACTGTGACAGCTACGGCTCACGGCTTTAAGACGGGGGATTCTGCTTATCTGAACTTCACAAGTGGCACAGCCGCTGATGGTCAATTTACTGTAACCAAGGTGGATGCCAACAGTTTCACAGTTACTACCACTTCAGCGACCACTAGCGGTAATGTGCAGGTTTCTCAGACTGTGAACGGGTATAGCACTCCTGCTAACAATATCTTCAGATTCACAAAGTTCGGCAGTCTGGTTATCGGAACAAACTTCTCCGAAAGGTTGCAGTATCTCAACGCTGATGGTGGCACTTCGTTTAAGAATCTCTCCGATGATGCGCCTGTTGCTAAGTTCATTACTGTGGTTCGTGACTTTGTAGTGGTTGCTCACTTACAAGAATCTTCAACTACTAAGCCGTTTAAGGTTCAATGGTCTGGAATTAACGCTGAATCTAGTTGGACAGCAAGCCAAACCACACAATCAGATTCTCAAGAACTGGCAGATGGTGGACATATCAAAGGTATCCGTGGCGGCGAATATGGCCTAATCCTGATGGAAAAAGGCATTTACCGCATGACTTATGTCGGAACGCCTTTCGTATTCCAGTTTGACAACATTTCTCGTGGTAAGGGTTGCGTGGCTGAAGGCTCAATTTGTCAGTATGACGCATTGACTTTCTTCTTGTCTGACGATGGTTTTTATGTCTGTGATGGTCAGCAAGTCGTGCCAATCGGTGCGGAAAAGGTAGACCGCTTCTTCTTTGAGGATGCAGACTTAGACCTAACCACAATGTCCTCTGCGGCTGACCCTATCCGTAAACTCGTTATCTGGAACTACAAGAATAAGTTTGCGGTTCGTAAGATGATGGTTTACAACATCGTGACTAAGAAGTGGAGCCACTTAGACGCTACCTCTGACTATATTTCTGATGCCTCAACCGCCTCGGTTACTTTGGAGCAATTGGACAGCGTGAGCGCCTCTTTAGACGCTCTGCCTACCCCAATGGATTCGCCACTTTATGCTGGTGGTAAGTTCTTCTTAGGTGGAACTGACGGGACTAAAGTCATTACTTTTAACGGGTTGCCAAAGTCCGCTGTTTTGGAGACAGGTGACATTTCCACAGGTGGAATGGCGATGGTTAACCTTGCCAAACCTCAAGTGGACAATGGTTCTGCGACTGTTGCCTTGGCTTCTCGACTTCTCCTAAACGAGAATGTCACTTACGGAAGCGATGTGGCGGCTGACTCTGACAATCGTGTTTCTATGCGGGGTGCGGGAAGATACCACCGACTGAGAGTTAAGCCTACTGGTGACAACTGGAAAATGGCTGTGGCGGTAGATGTTGAAGTTATCCCAATGGGGTCTCGATAATGTTTAGGCTTCTTCCGATATTCGGTTCAGACCCAAGGGCTACTGCTGAGATAGTCAACGGGATTATGAATGGCAAGACGAACAATCATGGGACTGTGACGCTTGCCACGGGAAACGCCACGACTACAACGATTGTTGACGAGCGAATCAGCCCTGATACAAAGATTGTCATAGTCCCATTCTCAGACGCTGCCGAGCAAGACACATCGCCTTATGGTGAGTTTCAGGATTTATCCTACACAACACTTAGCAGCGGAGTAAATTCATCTGTTACGACATTACCAGTTGTAAGCACTAGCGGATTTCGTTCTGTTGGTGTAGTCAGGATAAATAACGAAATTATCAGCTATACAGGGAAAACCTCTACATCTTTTACTGGATGCACAAGGGGAGATTTCGGCACATCAAACGCATCGCACAATTCTGGAGACTATGTTCACGGCTCACAAGCGCAAGCGTCTGGTGCAAGCGCAGCGGTAAAGTTAAACACAACAGGACTAAGCAACGGAGTTACCCTAGTAGATGACACAAAAATAACTGTCTTAAATACTGGTATTTATAACTTCGCTTGGTCTGCACAGATTAACAACAATTCCTCTGGCGTAAAGAACATTTACGCTTGGATTAAGAAGAATGGAACATCTGTTGATGGTTCAAATGGTCTTGTTTCCATTAACGGGAGCGCTGGTGGCGTAGACGGACACACGATTATTGCTTGGAACTATTTTCTCAATTTACAGGCAAATGATTACATTGAGTTTTGGTGGTCTCCAACTGACCAAAAGCTGACAATTGACAGTTATGAACCAGTATCTCCAGCGCCAGCAACGGCGGCTGTAATCATTACTGTAAATTACATAGCCCCACAGTCTTACTCAAATGTGTATGTCAGCGCCCAAACTAAGGGAAGTGCGACATTAACCCACTTTGCAAACTCAACTTCCGACAAAACTTATGCTTACATTTTGGTAGGCTAGTGTATATAATTGGCTCCGTGGATGACCCGCCTCGGAGTCCCTTGAAAGAAAGGTGCTTTTCTCCT